CATAAGCAGGCTGTTGATAAAGCGACTGGAGAATATCGAAAATATAAGGCAAGAACGCTCAGTGACGTGGAAAATGATTATTTAAATTCGATAAAGATGCTGGAACAGAAAACTGACGGCAAAAAATAACAGACGATGAAAGCTGAATTATGCCACAGGCTGTGGCACAAAATGAGGATGGCGATATGAAAGAAACAACAAAAGTATATATTTATACGAGAGTATCTACTGCCGTTCAGGTAGACGGTTACTCCTTGGATGCTCAGAAATCAAGGATGAAAGCCTATGCTGAGTTCAACGATTTTGAAATCGTTGGTGAATATGAGGATGCCGGTAAATCGGGAAAGTCCATCGAGGGCAGATTGGAATTTAACCGCATGATGGAGGATATCAAGTCTGGTAAAGATGGCGTGTCCTATGTGCTGGTGTTCAAGTTATCACGTTTTGGCAGAAATGCGGCAGATGTGCTGTCTACCTTACAGGTGATGCAAGATTTCGGCGTCAATCTGATCTGTGTGGAGGATGGCATTGATTCCTCCAAGGATGCCGGTAAGCTGATGATTTCGGTGTTATCGGCAGTTGCTGAGATTGAGCGTGAAAACATCCGTGTGCAGACAATGGAGGGCAGAATCCAGAAAGCCCGTGAGGGTAAATGGAACGGTGGATTTGCTCCTTATGGATACAAGCTTGAAAAAGGTATGCTGTATATCAACGAGGAAGAAGCCGAAGCAATCCGCATTATCTTTGACCAGTATGTACATACCGATATGGGCGCAAATGGTCTTGCAAAATACCTTGCCAATCACGGTATCAATAAAATTCAGAGACAGAATGGAAAAAATCCTCTGTTTGATGCAGCACTGATTCGCAGAATTTTGAAAAACCCAGTTTACTGCGGGAAAATCGCCTATGGCAGACGCCGGACGGAGAAGGTGCACGGCACCCGAAATGATTATCGACTGGTGGAGCAGGATGACTATTTGCTGGTTGACGGACTGCATGAGGGAATTGTTTCCGAAGAACTATGGCATGAGGCGCAGGTCAAGCTGCTGGCGCAAGCGGAGAAGTACGAACACGTCAACCGGGGCAAGGATACCAAGGTTCATCTGCTGTCCGGTATTGTGAAATGCCCGGTCTGCGGTGTTGGAATGTATGGCAACAAGAGCATCAAGCATAAGAAGGACGGCACAAAATATAAGGATTTTTATTACTACGGCTGCAAGCACCGCACCATGACAAGAGGCCACAAGTGCGATTACAAAAAGCAGATCAGTGAGGAACTGCTGGACAGTGCCGTTGCAGAGGTTATTATCAAGCTGGTCAGCAATCCGAAGTTTGCGGCGATGATGCAGCAAAAAATCAATACGAAGATAGATACATCTGCCATTGGGCAGGAGATTGCCAATTATGAAAAACAGCTCCGTCAGAGCTATGCCACAAAGTCCCGTTTGATAGATGAGATTGATACCCTTGATCCGGATGATAAGCACTACATCAAGCGCAAGGCAGACCTTGATGATCGTCTTTATAAGATGTATGATAAGATAGAGGATACGGAGAATCTGTTGATTGAAGCCAGAGCAAAGAAAATGGCAATCGAAGCAGAGAAACTTACCGCTGACAATATCTACAAAGTGCTGATTTATTTTGAAAAGCTGTACGCTGTCATGGACGAGCAGGAGAAGCGACAGATTATGGAATCGCTGATCTCCGAAATCCATATCTACGAGGAACGACAGCCAAACGGTCAGTGGCTCAAATCCATTAAATTCAAGCTTCCGATTATTGAGGAAGATATGGAAATGAGTTTGGACAACGATTCACATGTTGAAGCGATAGTTTCGCTACAAAGAGAAATCTAGTAGAAATCCTCCGTTTTACGTTATTTTCTCGTCACGTTGTGTTCGATGGCGAGGGCGATAAACTCCGCAACAAACGCATTGAAAATCACATTACTGTTTCGGTGGTAATTGATATGGAGTGCGGAAACACAAAGAATTGAATATCTAACAATCGGCATAGCCGCAGACTTTCACAAAAAGCCTGCGGCTTTTTCTTTGCCCAAAAACAGAAAGGAGGCATCCGTGAAATGGCAGTTTTTCGGGTAGAAAAGAACAGCGGCTACACGGTCATGTCAAACCACCACCTGCGGAACCGGGCCTTGTCCCTGAAAGCCAAGGGCTTACTCTCCCAAATGCTCTCCCTGCCGGAAGATTGGGACTACACCCTGCAAGGGCTAGCCCGTATCAACCGGGAAAGCATCGATGCGATACGGCAGGCCATCCGGGAACTGGAACAGGCAGGCTACATCCAGCGTTCCAGAGAACGGGACGAGAAAGGACGGCTGCGCGGTGCAGACTATGTGATCTTCGAGCTGCCGCAGCCTGTTCCCGCATCGGTTTCACCTACATTGGAAAATCCAACGTTGGAGAATCCCACGCAGGAAAACCCTACGTTGGAAAATCCAATGCAATTAAATAAAGATAAACTAATTACAGAAAAACAAAAGAAAGAGGGATTAAATACCGATTCCCTTCCTATCCATTCCCCAAACCCCTTGCCTTTGGACGAGGACGAGGCAGCGGCACCGCCGCCGGAGCGGACAGGACGCCGAAAGGAAGCCGCCTATCAAATCTACCGGGACCTGATTTTGGAGAACATCGAGTATGACACCCTCACCCAGAATCCCCGGATAGACCGGGAGCAGCTGGACGAGATCGTGGACATCCTGCTGGAAACGGTCTGCACCAGCCGCAAGTCCATCCGGGTGGCCGGGGACGATTACCCGGCAGAGTTGGTCAAGGCCAAGTTCCTGAAACTGGACAGCCATCACATCGAGTTCGTCATGGACTGCCTGCGGGATAACACCACCAAAGTCCGCAACATCAAGCAATACCTGCGGGCCATGCTTTTTAATGCGCCCAGCACCATCAACAGCTACTATGCGTCCCTTGTGGCGCACGATATGGCGCAGCCCGATTGGGGGCGTCCACCCAACACCTGACCGAAAGGAGCGTCCACCCATGAGAATCCTTTACCTGCGGCGGCTGGTGGTTCCACCTTAGCTGCCGCTTTTCCGACTACCTGCCAAGGAGGATTGCTGAATGCAGGAAGAAGTCACCCAGAAAACCGTTGCCTTGTCCATGAAAACGGGCAAACTCACCGCCCAAGCCCTGCAAGCTGCGTTGAAAAAATACTTGCAGCACCGGGCCAAGGGGCCAAAGCTGCACCACGGTAAGCAAAGCCTGAAACAGCTGAAAGCCCACGGCGCAGCCCTGACCAACATTGAAGTCACGGAGGCGAACATCGGGGCGTTTAAGCCCTGCGCCAAGAAGTACGGCGTGGACTTCACCTTACGCAAGGACAAGACCACCCAGCCGCCCCACTACATCGTGATCTTCAAGGCCAAGGATGCGGACAATTTGGAACAGGCGTTCCGGGAGTTCACGGCCAAAACGCTCACCAAGGAGCAGCGGCCCTCTATCCGCAAGGTGCTGGCAGCAGCCAAGCAGAAAGCCGCCCAGCAGTCGAAACGTGCGAAGGAAAAAATCAAGCAAAGGGGGCTGGAACGATGAAGCCTGAACTGAAAAAGCTGCTGTTGCTGAATCTGCCGTATCTGCTGTTCGTGTACCTGTTCGCCAAATGCGGGCAGGCGTACCGTCTGGCTGCGGGCGCGGATGCTTCGGCAAAGCTGCTTCACCTGACGAGCGGCATCTCCGCCGCCTTTGCAAACCCGCTGCCCAGCCTGCATCCGTTTGACCTCTGCGTTGGCGTTGTTGGTGCGCTGGCTGTCCGGCTCATCGTGTACAGCAAGGGCAAGAATGCCAAGAAGTACCGCAAGGGTGAAGAATACGGCTCTGCCCGATGGGGCACCGCCAAGGACATTGCCCCCTACATCGACCCCAAGTTTGAAAATAACATCCTGCTGACCCAGACCGAACGCCTGACTATGACCGGGCGGCCCAAAGACCCAAAGACGGCCCGGAACAAGAATGTACTGGTGATCGGCGGCTCCGGCAGCGGCAAGACCCGCTTCTATGTGAAGCCCAACCTCATGCAATGTTTCCCCACTTCCGACTATCCCACGTCCTTCGTGGTCACTGACCCGAAAGGGACTCTGGTTCTGGAAACGGGCCAAATGTTCCAGCGGGCAGGCTACCGGGTGAAAATCCTGAACACGATAAACTTTTCCAAGTCCATGAAGTACAACCCCTTTGTCTACATCCACTCGGAAAAAGACGTGCTGAAGCTAGTGAATACCCTTATCGCTAACACCAAAGGCGAGGGTGAAAAATCAGCAGAAGATTTTTGGGTGAAGTCGGAACGGCTGTTCTACACCGCACTCATTGGCTACATCTGGTACGAGGCCCCGGCAGAGGAAATGAACTTCACCACCCTGCTGGAAATGATAAACGCCAGTGAAGCCCGCGAGGATGACCCGGACTTTCAAAGCCCGGTGGACCTCATGTTTGAACGGCTGGAACAGAAAGACCCGGACCACTTCGCCGTCCGGCAGTACAAAAAGTTTTTGCTGTCGGCGGGCAAGACCCGTTCCTCCATCCTGATAAGCTGTGGTGCCCGTTTAGCCCCCTTTGACATCCGGGAGGTGCGGGAGCTGATGGAGAACGATGAAATGGAGCTGGACACCATCGGGGATGAAAAGACCGTGCTGTTTTTGATTATGAGCGACACGGACACCACCTTCAACTTCATTCTTGCCATGCTCCAAAGCCAGCTTATCAACCTGCTGTGTGACCGTGCGGATGATAAATACGGCGGTCGGCTGCCTGTCCATGTGCGGCTGATTCTGGACGAGTTTGCCAACATCGGGCAGATTCCCAACTTCGACAAGCTGATCGCCACCATCCGCAGCCGGGAAATCTCCGCATCCATCATTTTGCAGAGCCAGTCGCAGCTGAAAGCCATCTACAAAGATGCGGCCGAAATCATTTCGGACAACTGCGATTCTGTTCTCTTTTTGAGTGGGCGGGGCAAGAATGCCAAAGAGATCTCCGATGCGCTGGGGAAAGAAACCATCGACAGTTTCAACACCAGCGAGAACCGGGGCTCTCAAACCTCCCACGGACTGAATTATCAAAAATTAGGAAAGGCGTTGATGTCAGAGGACGAAATTGCAATCATGGACGGCGGCAAATGTATTTTGCAGCTGCGGGGCGTGAGGCCGTTCTTCTCGGAGAAGTTCGACATCACCAAGCACCCACACTACAAATACCTTGCGGACGCGGACAAGAAAAACACCTTTGATGTGGACAGGTTCTTATCCACCCTGCGCCGGAAACGGCAGCAGGTAGTCGCACAGGACGAAAGTTTTGACCTGTACGAAATTGACCTGTCGGATGAAAATACAGCCGAATAATTTTTATTTTGAGTGCCGCAGAACAAGCGGCAGG